CGCAGCAATTGATATTAGTCGATGCACTCAAAGGTAGATTCGAGTTTCCCGAACTTCGAAGAATAGCAAAGGAACAATATGACTATTGGAATCCAGAAACTGTATTGATTGAGGCAAAGGCATCAGGGTTACCACTCACATACGAGTTAAGAAATATGGGGATACCAGTAGTTAATTTCACACCGTCAAAAGGAAACGACAAGCATGCAAGAGTAAATGCAGTTGCACCTTTGTTTGAAAGTGGTATGATATGGGCTCCTGAAGAAAAGTTCGCAGAAGAGGTAGTTGAGGAGTGTGCAGCTTTTCCATATGGTGATCATGATGACTTGGTCGATAGCATGACACAAGCCGTAATGCGGTTTAGACAGGGAGGGTTGATACCACATCCTGAAGACTATAAAGATGAAAAGATTATTAAAACTAAAAGAACTTATTACTAATGATTATTAGAAAAAAATATTTAGCAGGAGGGTTAATAAGAGGAGCTATTTCCTATGCAACTAAAAAATTCTTAAAAGAAGGGTCTAAAAAATTTCCTAAATCTGTAATTAAAGAAGGAATTACTAAAAGTCAAAAAACTCAAGCAGATACTTTTAGAAAAGCAAAAATAGTAGAATATGCTCATAACAAGTTACAAAAACTTGGAGGTAAAATTTTTAAAAAAGATAAAATAAAAACAAAGGGTCATTTTGGAAGAGCTGACAAAATGGGTACAAAAATAGTTAAAGATCAAAATAAACTTGAAAGAATGGTAGACGTATTAAAAAATAAAAATTTAAAGGCTCAGGGTAGAAAACCAAATTTCAAAGGCGGTTTAATTAGAAAACCCAAACTAGCTAAACGAGGATTTTAATGGCTGAAGGAATTTTAACATTAAACCCAATCTCGCCCGAAAGAGATCCTGATAAATTAGGTGGTCCCGGTTACATAGAAGCACCTGTCGGTGCAGGAATTGGTTTAGCTTTAGCTAACATGTTCAAGAAAAGAGGAATAGGAGACAATAATCCCCCTAGTCCTATTGAAGAAGAAAAGCCACCACAACAAGAACCACCTAAAGGCCCGGACCTTGGAGAAGAAGTTTTAACTAATCTTGCAACAAGAGAACTTGAGAAAAAATTATCTAAAGAAAAAGATCCTGAAGATAAAAAAGCAATAGAATATCTCATAAAGCTAGACAAAGAATTTGCAGAAGATATTAAAAAAGCCAATGAAGAAAACCCAAAATTAAACATTAAAAATTTACCAAAACTTGTTGAAGCTGATAAACATTTTGGTGCTGCTGCAAATAGTTTTGAAAGCTTTGCAGAGTCGCAATTAATTTATATGTCTCCAGAAGAATATTTAGATTTGACTAAAAGATTTAGATCTAAAGAACAATCAAAACTTTCTAAAATAAATTCAGACTATATTACAGATTTATTAAAAGAAGGAAAAGAATTAGCTAATTATCCATATTTATATGTTAAAAAAGATGTTTCAGGATATTCTGTGAGCGGCCAAGAGGGCATACATAGAGCGATTGCTTTAAAAAATATGGGTTATGAAGAAATACCGGTAGTCATTCAAGGAACAGGTAAAGATGCAGATACAGGAATGGAAAATAAAGTTTTTACAGCGACACCAAGAAGTTACTTATACAACGAGCCTTGGACACAAGAACATATAGGATTTGTACCAAAAACAATTTATTCTAAAGGAGCAGATGATATATTCATAGTTAATCCAAAAGACATCCGTCAAGTGAGAAATAAAAAACAGTTATTTCCTGAAGGATATCCTTTTGATCGAAGTAAAAAAGCCATGGGCGGTTTTATAGATAAACCTTTTACAGGGAACAGTAGGTACATATAATGGACTACGCAAAAAAATATCTAAAGTATAAGGACAAAGCTACACAAGATAAATTTAATAAATTAGTCAATGAACTAAGAATGGATATGACTTTAGAGTCTGCAATAAGTTTGGCTTTAGCAGAAATAAGGGACAATAAAAAATTTGGCGGTTTGATAGACAAACCACTGGGAGCAGGAGGCAAAAAATCAGGACCACCACCAAAAAGAGGACCTAACCCACAAGGGTTGAATATTAAGAATAATACTGTTAAGACAGTTTAATTGGAGAAATAAATGGCAGAAATCGACAAAGCCTTACCCAACGAGGTAAGAAAAGAAGTTAACGTACCGAGTCAAGAAGATATACAAGTTGAACTAGAACAACAACCAGAAGAAAAAGGTCCAGTTGAAGTTCAACAAAACGAAGACGGTAGTGTTGATATAGACTTTGATCCAAAAGCTGGAAGTCCTGGTGAAGACGAAGGACACTTTGCAAACTTAGCTGAACTATTACCTGATGATGTATTAGATCCATTAGGTAGTAAAATGTTTGAAAATTATACAGATTACAAATCTTCAAGAAAAGATTGGGAAAGAACTTATACACAAGGTTTAGAACTGTTAGGTTTTAATTATGATGATCGAACAGAACCATTCAAAGGAGCATCCGGTGCAACGCACCCGGTTCTTGCTGAAGCTGTAACACAGTTTCAAGCTTTAGCTTATAAAGAATTATTACCAGCGGAAGGTCCAGTTAGAACTCAAATTATAGGTATGCCGACACCTGACAAAGAAGCACAATCACAAAGAGTAAAACAATTCATGAATTATCAAATCATGTCAGAGATGCCTGAGTACGAAGCAGAGTTTGATCAAATGTTATTTTATTTACCACTTGCAGGTTCATCATTTAAAAAAGTTTACTACGATGAAATTATGCAAAGAGCAGTTTCAAAATTTGTACCAGCAGATGATATTGTTGTACCTTATACAGCAACATCATTAGATGATTGTGAATCTATTATACACAGAGTTCGTATGTCAGAAAACGAATTAAGAAAACAACAAGTTGGTGGATTCTATAGAGACATAGAAATTAATCCATCATACATGGATGAAACATCTTCTGAAAGAGCAGAAAGAGAATTGGATGGAACATCGAGAGGCAGGGATCAAAGAATGTACACGCTTCTAGAGTGTCATGTTGATATAGATCTTGAAGGCTTCGAAGATTCTGGAGCAGACGGTGAGCCAACAGGAATTAAAATTCCATACATTGTAACCGTTGAAGAAGGTACAAGAAAAGTTTTATCTATTAGAAGAAACTATGAAATAGGAGACACACAAAAAAATAAAATTAATTATTTTGTTCACTTTAAATTTTTACCAGGACTAGGTTTTTATGGTTTTGGTTTAACTCATATGATTGGTGGACTATCAAGAACAGCAACTGCAGCCCTTAGACAATTGTTAGATGCAGGAACGTTATCAAACTTACCAGCAGGATTTAAAATGCGTGGCATCAAAATGAGAGATGAAGCGCAGTCGATACAACCAGGAGAATTTAGAGATGTAGATGCACCGGGTGGAAACTTAAAAGATGCATTCATGACTTTGCCGTTTAAAGAACCATCTCAAACTTTATTACAGCTTATGGGTGTCGTGGTATCAGCAGGACAACGATTCGCATCGATTGCGGACCTGCAAGTAGGGGACGGGAACCAACAAGCAGCAGTGGGCACGACAGTGGCTATGTTGGAAAGAGGATCGAGAGTAATGTCTGCGATTCATAAAAGAATGTACGCCTCGATGAAAAAAGAATTTACAATTTTAGCTAGAGTATTTAAATTATACTTACCTCCAGTTTACCCTTATGATGTTATTGGTGGACAAAATCAAATTAAACAAACTGATTTTGACGACCGTGTAGACATCTTACCAGTTGCAGATCCAAACATCTTTAGCCAGACTCAAAGAATATCTTTAGCTCAAACGGAAATGCAACTGGCTGCCTCAAACCCTCAAATACATAACCAATACGAAGTTTATCGTAATATGTATGAGGCATTGGGGGTAAAAGATATTGATTTAATTTTAAAAAGACCACCACAACCAACACCAAAAGACCCAGCACTAGAACATATTGATGCTTTAGCTGGTAGACCTTTTCAAGCTTTCCCTGGACAAGATCATAGAGCACACATTACTGCACATTTAAACTTTATGAATACAAACATGGTGAAAAATGCACCGATGGTTAATGGTGCATTAGAAAAAAACATACTTGAACACATAAGTTTAATGGCACAAGAACAAATTGAATTAGAATTTAGAGAAGAGTTACAACAATTACAACAAATGATACCAATGTTACAAAACCAACAAGCAATGATGCAGAATCCTAACCTACAAAATCAAGTTCAAATGCTACAACAGAAGATAGAATCAAGAAAAGCAGTGTTGATTGCAGAAATGATGGAAGAATTTTCTAAAGAAGAGAAGAAAATCACTGGAGATTTTGGTAATGACCCTATTGCTAAGTTAAAAGCAAGAGAATTAGACCTTCAAGCTAAGGATAATGCTAGAAAAGAGAAGGAAGGTGAGGATAAAATGAATCTAGATCGAATGAAGGCTATGATGAACCAAGCAAACGTTGAAGAAAAACTAGATCAGAACGAAGAATTAGCAGAATTACGTGCTGATACTTCAATTCAAAAAACAATCTTAGGTAAAACACTACCATCTAGTGATAAAGCGCCAGATCAAGTGTCAATTATTAGGAAAGGAAATTAATTATGTGGTTTTCAGCAATTAAATTAGCGTTAAACGCAGGCACGCACATTTATAAGAAAAAACAAGAAACAAAAATGGCTATGGCGGACGCACAGCACATGCACGCTGCTCGTATGGCCTCCGGCGAGGAGCAATACCAGGGCAAACTTTTAGAAGCTCGTCAATCGGACTGGAAAGACGAGGCAGTGCTTATAATTTTAAGCATGCCGATCGTAGTGCTGGCCTGGGCAGTCATATCAGATGATCCAACTGCTATGGATAAGGTAAAATTGTTCTTTGAG